GCATAAGATGCTCTTTGAGCGCTATATATTGCACTGGATCTCTGACGGATATTCTTTATCTCTACCTTAGCTGAGAGCTTTGTCATTCTCCCTTCAAGCTCTGCCATTCGTGCATTGAAGTTGTAGGCGCTTTTTGTCCTACGAGCATTGATAAAACCCGTGGCTATATCTGTTAAACTACCTATCACACCCGTAGCAATTGCCCCCTTGGCATACTTGCTCAGCCCAACGGGATCTTTGTACCCCGCTGGATTATACCCTCCCGGATAACTGCTACTCTTCCCTATATTAAATAGATTCATCAAAATCTCCTTGCTATTATTGGATAATTTGGTATACTAAAACTATCTAACGGGTTGACGGATTTTTTATGTCTAAAATCGGCGCTTAGTAGGGTGGAAACACTTAACCGTGAATCCGTTAGAGACCTGAACAGCGCCTTTTTAATTCGGAGGTGGATATGCCAAAAGGAGTTTATAAAAGAGTCAAACCTACTTGGAGCAAAGGTAAAAAGTTCTCTGAAGAGCATAAAAGAAATTTGAGCGAAACACATAAAGGTCAAGTTCCGTGGAATACAGAAAAACATCGTTCTGAAGAAACAAGAGACAAAATTAGTAATACACTTAAAGGAAGATTTATGGGTGAACACAATCCTTATTGGAAAGGTGGAAAGAAAAAACATTGCTGTGGTTATATACTTATTTACCAACCTAAACATCCACTTGCTGTGGATAATTATATCCTTGAACACCGCCTTGTAATGGAACAGTATCTTGGAAGATACCTTACGCCTGAAGAAATAGTGCATCATAGAGGCATTAAATATCCTATTGGTTCTATTGAGAATAAACAGGATAATAGAATTGAAAATCTTAAATTGTTTGAAAGTAATTCTGCTCATATTGAATTTCACAATTCTCTCCTTACCTTAAAAATTAGTTGACCTCTATGACCGGCACAACGCTAAGCACATGCATTGGCAAGCACTGCTCCTGTTCTATTGTTATCTGTCTTTTTTTGCTCCAGCCAGCAGGAAAAACCACTTCTTTAAACCCTGTGAATAAAGGAACCATCTGGTCAGGGAGCATTGATGAATCCCTGAATATAATATCGTCCATCGTGCCTGACTTACCTACTCTCCCGCCTAAAGTCTTATAGAAATTGATATTAACTTTTGATATGCTCTTAGGCTTCCCGTGGGAAACTAAATTACCTGGAGAAACTTCCAAATCATTTGTCTTAATCCGGCCTGTATAGCCTAACCCAACGTGAACCTGAGAATAGGTGTCAGTTAGGGTAATAGCCCCATTAGCCACTGTCCTATTTGGGTGAGCAGCGCCATCAACTAACACCTGGACTTCCATACCTTCTAGGTGGTCTAAGCCTGAGATAGTAGTTTCGCATTTCCTAGCTTCTCCTCCAGATTCATAATCCTCATAGTCTGAGCCATCTACAACATCACCATCCAAGTCTAGAAGAACGAAACTACCAGAAGCCGCACTCCCTACTAAATACCTGCCTTGGTTTAATTCTGTCATTCCAACAATCCCCCGGATCCTGACAGTATCAGAATTAGCGAATCCGTGAGAAGCAGCAGTTACAGTTATCAAACCTGTCCCGCCAGTTAACTGCACTACATTAGTTATCGTCTTAGGGCTATCAAGAGTAAGCCCGCTATGGACAAAGAAAGCATCTTCTTGGTCATCAAATTCTGGATCAACCATATATTCCACATAGCGCCTTGTAGTTGACTCTATTGTCCTCTTAACTATGAACCAAACCTCATCATAAGTAGCTGCGGGAATAACTGCTACACTTTGGTATTCTCCTTGAGTGTCGTGCAAAGTCCAAGCCGCCACTTTCTGTTCTATCTGCCTTGTAAAGCAAGCAAGCTTCCCATCTTCTCTAACGCACCATAATATATTGAATGGAGATTGCTGATAAGCCATATCCCTAATGCCGCTTTCGCTTATATGCTCCGAGAAAGCAGTAGCCTCATTAGCCTGGAAGTTATCTACATCTAAGGCATAAGCATACTCTCTGAGGATTCTATTATACTCTTGCCAGTAGTAAACATTATTACCTATTTGGACAGGCTTTATTGTAGAAGTCCCATAGCTAGTCTTTTTCTTGCGCCTTACATTAGTCGGAGTAATAGGCGAGGTATCGCTTCCTGTGCCAAAGGTATGAAGACCCCCGGCTGTGCCGGTAAGTAGCTCATCTGAAGGAAATAGCCATTTAATTACCTCCACTTCATTAGTATCCATTCTGAAGGTTAAGCCATCAGAGTCCTCTGAGCCTGCCTTGAAAGTCTCATAAGCGAATAGCTCTGAACCCCATACAGTTTGAGGCTGGGCTGCTGTGTAGCCATAATAAAGACGGCCTTCGTGGATACCCACAGTCTTGGGATACCCTCTATAAACTGACCAAGATGGTTCTGACCATTCCTCATTAGCGCCTGTCGGCAGAATGCCACTATATAAAACATCTGCAGTAGCTACTGTTTTCAGGCCACTAGTGGACACTGACACTATCTTAGCATACCCGTGAGAAGCTGAGAGAGAGCCTATAGCCCAGATAGAGCCTACGTGATCCTCATCGAATATCGCTACTGAGGCAGTTAAAATTATTCCAGAACCAGCAGAGGCTGAAGGAGTTATTGTCGTAGAGGTTACATTCTCATCCATCAAGGCGGGCCGGTTATCGCCTGTTGAATAGTCTATCTCAGCTATTGTCCAGGAGGTATGCCCGGTGCGAGTCAGCTTCATCTGAGGGTAGTCCGGGTGGGTGATGTAAAGGATATCTGCGGTTTGGGAGAATTGAAGCTCCCTGATTACACTTGTAGGGTAAGAGGTAGCTAACTCGTAGATCCTTTCAGACTCTCCTCCTGAAACATACGCATCATAATCAGTAGGATCTATGTAATTACCATCTATATCTTTAAGAAAATATGCGTCAGCTGTTTTGTCAGCGATCAAAAATCTCTTGTCGTTGACCTCATCCCGGCCTACTACATCTGTGATTAGGATTGTGTCTAAGTCTGAATACCCGTGAGAAACACAAGCCACAAGCGCTCTAGCAGAAGATGTAGTTATATTGGTGATTGTTTTAGCTGATTCAAGGATAGAACCATTATCCCTGAAGAAGCGCATATAATTATTACCTATTTCAATGGTATAGGCCTGAGTGTCAGAAAAGACAAACCTTTTAATTACGGTATCCAGGGAAGAAGTTTTTACCTCGGCTACGAAGTAAGTGCCTGGGGCCTTCTTCGCCCCTCCATAAAACTCGACTATCATATTCAGAAGCTCTGCCGCTGATTGATAGTATTGAGTTACATCTGTCCGGCCCGCAAGTCTTGGAGATAATTCTCCAGAAGTAAAACTATTTATTATCGGGGTAGCCTTCATTTTATACCCTCGAATTTATATAAGTAGTAGATACCGGTTCATCAAGAGTCTGCTCTTGACCATTCGCTGACTTAGCTAGGTCATTCTTCACCTTAAACTCAGCCCACTTAATCTCTACCAATTTCTTATCCCCTGTGATTGAGTAGCACAACTCAGCTGCGAGTTTAGCTGCAAAAGCCTCTACAAAGGAATCATCATAGCTGTTAGGATCCTCATTGAAGTAGATATATTCAATACTCAGGGTTGTTGAGTTAGAATAGATGCGCCTACCTTTTATCTTGTGGCTATAATCAGGCTCAACATCTGTCTTTAACAGCTTTACAAAATCTGGAGGGAGAGTAAAAACATAGTCATAATCATCAAGCTCAGGTGTAACATCAACCCTTGACAAAGCTGCTTCCTTCTTGGCAAAGCTCCAGGGATGAGAGCGAAGATATGCTCTCAGGAGAGGGTCATATACAACCAGAACCTTCCGGCCTACTTCATTACCCTCTATCGGTAAAGCAATAGGCTCAGCCCTCAGGCCTACCAGAGCAACGTTAATCATATCCACTTTACTACTCATAGCATTCTCCTTTTAGAAACAGGAGGAGCAGAGCATTCCTACTCCTCCTGTAAATTTCTATTTACCTAAGATGCTATCCTTTCGTAACGTAAGATACTGCGACCTTGATTGTTCCAGTTGCTGCAGTTGCTCCAGTGGTATGAATAACCAAAGTCTGCCCTGAACCGGCTACAATCTCAACACCTAAACCTGCAGCTACGCCATCGTCAGTCATATTCAATTTGTTAGCAGCAGTGGCATCTGCGGCAGCCATCAATGAAGCTTTGGAATCGCTTGTTCCAAAAGTTAGTCCCGGACAGTCAAGGGCATCGTGATCTATTACCCAATCTACGATGCGTGCTTCCGCAGGTAAATCCTGCCCGAAAAGCACTATGGTAGAGTCAGCAGCTAGGGCAGAAGCTTCGTAGCTCTCGTATAACCACTTAACTACCCCACCGTTTATCTCCGGCTCTATAGTGTTCACTGTCCCCGTTCTTTTCAGCGTTCTGTTTACGCCATATACGTCAGCCATTTGTAACCTCCTCTATTTTCCAGGGTGTCCACCCCGCCTACTTTAACTATGTAACCAAACTATTCTGTGCACTCTACCCTAACTACTCTCTTCTCTTCTAACCTAGTTGCCCCGTAAGATTGACCTGCGTAAATCTGAGCTGAGAAATGGCGGGCCGGGAGTATGTCAATGGATGTTTTCATATCTATCCATTTTCCCAGAACCATTCCATTTTTGTGGTAAGCGTGGCAATACCTTGTGGTGCTTGATTTTTCCAGCCTCTCACTTTGCTTTAACAAGAAACCGCAAAGTGTGCCTACCTGGCCATTTACCAATGCTTTAACCTGGGCGTAATCAGCGCTAGTAACTTCGGAGATAGCCAATAGATCTTCGACTTGCTCGGCGCTTAGAGCTAAGTATCTATCATCTTCCTCGACCTCATTAGCATCGAGGATTTTCTTGGCTTCCCGGATCTTAACCATATTCATCCCTGCAGAGCTATGCACGATAATCTGTGTTGAAGGGAGAGAGATAGAGGAAGTCCCGGCTTTGCCATAGTAAGCTAGAGCAGAGAAGGCTGTTCCGATTACTTCATCTTGAGCCCTTGCTAAAGCGCCAGCGTTGTTCATAACAATAGGAGCGGTAGGATCTTTAGCCATCTGGACTTTATCCATACTGTCTACCAAAGGTGCTTTGTAAAAGTAACGAGGGACTATTTTTCTCCGATCAAAGTTGGGATCGTCATTAACGACTACTTCGTTGCGAGAGAGTTTTTCCCTTGCTGTGGAAGATGCCAACTGTTCCTGAAATGACATCTCTCCTTGGCAATCGGGTTTCTGGAATACCGTAGGTGCGAGTTTTACATACTTCTGCTGGACAAGTAATTTGATGTTATCGCTATACTGTCTGATTAAAATACTGTCAACCGCCATTTGTAACCTCCTTGTGTTAAACCAATAAAATGTATCAGCTCCAGGTTATCCTTTCGGGCCTTGAAAGCTCTTAACTTTCCGGGCCTCCGCAAGGAGGTTATCCGTGTGTCGTAATCTCCTAGCTAGTGGGGGATTTTACCCTTGTCCACCAGCGAGGGTGCGGTGATTAGGCTCCAGTCATCTTATAAAGCTCTTCCATCCTCTTAACCCAATAATTGTGTTCTGGATGGCCTGCATCTACATAAGGATGCTTTGTATCCGCTAAAACCTTATTAATCTCCATTTGAGCGGCATCAGGTGTAAGTAAATTCCCGGAGATTCCTACCTTCTCTAACCCCTCTTCGCTTAAATTCTCACCTATCTTTGCAAGAATTTCTACGATAAGAGGGTCATTGCCATACTTAGCAGCTAACTCAGAACCCTTAGCTTTATCGCCAAAGGTGTTCAGAACCTTATTAGCCAATGCTAGATTCTGCTCATAAGCAGCCCCCCACTTAACTTTCAGGGACATAGAAGCATCAGCATTAGCCTTATCCTTAGCTTCTACCTGTTGCTGCTTTCCAGTATTAAGGGTATTCGCTAGCTTATCCATAACGAATGCGAATTGATGAGGTAGCATTCCGGCCTTCTTAGCCTCTGCCTTAAACCCTTCCACCCATTCAGCACTCAAATTCAATCCTTCAGGCAGCTTAAACTCTTTGCTAGTCTGGTAATCCTTTGCATCTGCTGGAACTCCTAAAGCTGCTAAAACTCTATCTAATTCCCCTTCTGCATACGAACCATCTGCATTCTTCCGGGGGGCCGCAATCTTATCGTGGCCCATATATTTCTCGATGTCAGAATAGCTCTTGAATACATCACCTGGTGTTTTCCACCCTTTTGTCTGTAACAAGGTTTTCTGTGCATCATCTAAACCCGATGTCCACTCCGGGGCTTGACCAGCCTTCTTAGCGTGTTCATTGTGGCCCTTGATTAGATCTCCGAAGTTATTGTAGCCGACCATACTTGGGTCATTCATCGCCTCTTGCGGGATACTGTCTAGAACTTCCTGTGGTAATCCTTCTAAACTAATTGGCATTTTTCATCTCTCCTTTGGACCCCTGTTGCCCGATCGGTCGGACAAGGGTTGCCCAGATTCTCTTCAATAGTGAAACCAATCTATTCCAAAAGTGGACTCTCTTAATTATAGGTTTTATCCTATACTCTTCCCTCTTATCCGCATCAAAGTCCACGAAATCTCTCCTCTTGTGGCGCTTAACATAATCCCCATTGAACAAGCGAACCCAGGCTGTATGGAAATTAATTCTCTCTAAACTCGCATTAACTACAAACCTAGCGGGGCCTAAATATACTCTCATCTAGTTAAGTCCTCCAGCATTTCTTTCAACTCCATTTCTATTAAATTTGTTATATACACATAAATACTTCTCCGGCCTTCATTTATCCCCATCTTCATAGCGTCAGGATCGTAGGTAGTTGTTTTCACAAAGCACCTTCTTTTCAGATCCTCTAGCACGGCCTGGCCATCTTCACCATCAAACACCCTATGATATAGCTGCTGTTTCTCACTAATTGCCTTCTTCAGCTCTCTATCGTGCTTCTTATTTTTATCTATCCAATCAAGCATTATTTAGCTCCCGCAGTTTCTGCCGTAGCCAGGTTCTTGTCAGCCTCACTACCAACCTTTACCGCCTCTGTCCCCTGTTTCATCATTTCCATCTGCTGTAGTAGTGCCTGGCCTTCAGCCCGGTTCTGCCTTATATCATCTACCTCAGCATCATCCCGGATAACCTTCGGGGTAGTGTTAGTAAGCTTAGTAACATAATCAACAGCCTCATCAAAATCTATCTTGTCCAATACATCCGGGTTAACCTGAGCCATACCAGCTATGATGTCAAATGCCTGTGTAAAATTCTGTAATTCCAAAGCCTTCTGCGCTCTAGCCAACGGGGATATATACTCAATTACATAGTCCTCGCCCCGTAGAGAGGGAGGTAAGGGAGGTAATCTGCCACTACGGGCGAGGATGGAATAGCCTCTCTCTATTACCGGGCTTAGTTTCTCACGCATAACATTACCTATAGCTGAACCTAACAACTGCATCCTTTGATTGTTGCGGACACTGACCTCGAAGGCTGTCATCTTCCCTATCTGTTGGAAGAGGATGAATAGATCATTGTAGAAAGCCTTCTGGACAGTTTCTTGTTTGTATTTGATGTAATCTATCCCTAGAGGAACATTGGCCCCGGTATTAACAGGGGTAATGTGTTCATTAGGATAGCCCGTGGCTTTGAGGTTTTTACCCCCAGGATTAAAGTTGTAGGGTTTAAGAAATGCCTCATCAGGGATCTCCAGAGGAGGCAGTATTGACATCTGAGCGCCTAGAATGTTAGTCTTTTCTATCTGGTTGAGCATCATAATGTCCGGCAAGACATTCATTTCCGGAGAAGCCCCGTAAGCTGAGAGCTTGGACTTGGCAAATCGGGATCCGTGGAATGGAAACTCCCGGTAGCCCTTCTCTCTAACTACTGTCTTAGTTTCTCTATCTATCCATAGGGCCGCATAGGGCATATTGATAGCATCTTTCTTTGTAGGGTTGTAAATGTTCCTAGGAAATACGCAGAAGATGTAGCGAAATTTAGTATTAAAATCACTCTTGTTATAACAGTCTTTAGCCTTCTGTCCTACAGCGTTGCCAAATTTCCCTATAGCTTGTTCGCAGTCAAAGGTGTATTCCATATAAGCTTTGTTCACCCGGCCCTGGGCGTCTGCAGCAATACAAATATTCTCTATCGGGACAGAATCAAACCTCATCCCACCCTTTATATCCTCCTCTGAATACAGGACATCAGTGCCAACAGAGCCAAGGTTGAGATAGCTCTCTACATCCTCCTGGTAGAAATTAGAACCATTTATCAGGTGATAAAGCTCATCCTCACTATCTTTGAGGTAATCTCTAACCTCTTTATTCCCGGCAAGGAGTTTCTGGTTACGCAAGGTGAGAGCGAACCACTTCGTCTGGGGGCTAGACATATAGGCTTGCATTCCAGCAGCGAAGTAAGCTAGGCTGACTATGGCTGTAGAGTCATAGATATCAGTAGGGATCTTACTACCTTCATACTTCTCTTTGGTAATGTAAGCCTTCCGGGGTAGAGCATAATAGACTAAATCTTGCCAGTAGGACTCAAGAGAAGCCCTAGCCGACTTCATACTTTCATATATCCTAATGTGCCTTTGGGCTAGTGTTTCTGCCATCTTACGCCCCTCCTAGTAAAGACTTTGTCCCTACAGTAGACTCATCAAGCAAACCTAGAGGAGAAGTAAATATTGTCTGAGTAGCTGACCGCTTTCTCTTTTTTATCGTTTCAGTAGCCTTCTTAGCAGCTAGAGCCTCAGCCTCAGCCACTTTCGTTTCAGCCTTGACTACTTGTTCCTCCTGAAATTGGAGCAAACTTGATTGGCGCTGAGCTGCCTTTTTCTCTGCCCGGTGAGCTGTGTAAGTAGTAGCTCCCGCAGTGATAGCGGCAGATAGAACCAAAGCCGTGATAAGCTCACAACAAACGAAACCCTTACCTTCCCGGTAATCATCGGCCATCCTTAGGATTTCTTCCCCGAATAAGAATTTAAAGATTTTACTGCGCAGATTCATAAGACCTCTCCATTTTGATTTTATTACCCATTCTTAAAGTTTCTTTAAACCCTAGCATTTCTCCTAATCTCCTTACGGAGTGATTATTCGCAGTAAAGGCCAACATCACGTCAGGATGCTTATCAACCATAGCCTTAGCTATCCTGTAGGCCGCTAAGGTATAGCCCTTAATCATCTTGTAGCCATCAAAGCTACGGATCCCGTTAAAATTGAATATCAGAGCATACCCGGCCTGGACTCCATCAACCCAATACTCAGTGCATTCCTCAAGGTAATCTTCTATTACTAGTAAAACTTTATCCCTTGAAGCCTTTGTAACATCGTGTTTCATAACTTCATCTATTAGGCAATCCATATTAGTAAGTCCTGTCGTTTTAATCATACCTTAAAAGGCTTTTATCCTTCTTCTTAAAGTATTCTACCTGGCCAAGCCTTTTCTCCGCTGCCTCTTTGCTCTTATAAGGGCCGCCCAGGTTCTTCCCCTTCTTACTCACCACGTGCCACCCATCTTTCCTCTTGACTATCATTGCCACGGCCTCGTCGGATCGTGAAGGCCACCCGACTGAAGAGCCTTATGCCCTGTGTATTTCCCGGTTAGAGGGCTATACCCGCTAACCTCTTGCATCGCCCCTTTCGGCCTATCTACATTTCCTGTTACCGGCGGGGTAGCAATCTGACCTTGCATAGCCAACGAATCCAACAAATCAGTGAATAAAGACTTAAACCCGTCTTGAGTAACTCCTACAATCTCATTCTCAAACTCTGGTAGCCAGGGGGCATTCTCCGGAAGTAGAATTGTATGAGCTGCTACTCTCGGCGCTAACATCTTAACCCTATCTAGCTTATTGCCGGCCTTGGCGTGCTCAATGGGGATAATATTGAAGAATACATTCCGGGCCTGCATTTCTTTCATTATGAAAGGCTCAAGCATTTGCTTAAACCACCCCTTTTCTATGCCGAAGGGGATACGCTTGTGTCGGCCATTGTAGGGAATCCACTTAATAACTGCCTTGAATATCTCATCTATACATACATCTGAACCCCACCGGCCATAGGTTACATCGCATATAATCCAGCGGTTATCCTCAGTTACAGCGTTAACAGTTATTGCCCGATAGCAAGATCCAGGCTCTTTGCTCGAAGCTCCGTCAAGAGTTAAGAAGAAGTTGCAATTTTGGGTTATCTTATCCAGGTAAAGGTAGGAGAATCTAACGAAGTCAGCGAGGTTAAATACCCGGTTCTCCGGAGTAACAGCCTCGCACATTCTCTCTCTCATCCATACATCCATTTGGCCTAGGGAACGATAAGAAGCTCTTTCTTTGTTGATGAACTCCATTGGAAACTTCTCAGGCCAAGAGGGCAGTCCGGCGCTATTCATTACGGCTACTTTCCTTGTGTGGAAACCTAGCTCAGCAGCGCTAGCAAATACCCTTTCTACAATACATTTCTCGCCTAGATTATTACCTATTAAGACTATCTTGGTATGTTGGCCGAGGAACTTTACATCTGAAAGGAACCAGCTCCAGTCATTCTTGAGGATTGTTTCACTCCGGGAATCCTCCAGGGATTGAGGATCATCGATGACGCATATCTTAGGCCGTCGATCTATGTTAGCCAGGCCTCGGATCGCCGAGCCTTTACCATAGGTTTCTATGCGGACATTGATTAACTCCCCGGCTGCATTCTTAACATCTACCGAGAAAACCTTGTTAGATTTCTGCTTTACTTCTACAAGGTTAGAGCATAACACAGGGTTAGTTAAGTATTCGTCCTCGATCTCAAGTAGCTTTTGAGAGGCTAGAGTGGAATTTTCCTTAATTAAGACGATATAATCTCTGTCGGTGGAGGGAAACATTAGGCAATGAAGAGGAAAAGCCCTTAGAACTATCTGCCCTTTGGCGCTTTCCCGGTAGCCTTCTACTGCAAAGTTACCTTCTTCATTGAGCAATATGCTTGACCAATCATAGTGATAATCAGCTGGGGCAACCTCATCCTTACCATTTACCAAGAGGTAATAGCGGAAGTTGACAAGGTTCTTCTCGGCTAAGCCGACTCTTTCCTTCATTTCCTGGGTTTGTTCTTTAGTTAGGTTCATCTTCTCTTCTGTTCAAGCCCATACCGCATTAAAAAGCATTGCGTTATTAAATACTGATTGACCTGTGTAAAATACCTTAGCTTCTTGACAATCTTCATAGCCACAATAGCCAAAACACCTTTCTTCCAAGGCTTCCTATGATAACTTATCTCTAGGCTACGTGTGCACATTATGACTTACTAAAGCTAGTCATCTCGTCTACATTAACAAATGGCAACCCGGCTTTATACATCTTGTGCCAATCTATCTTCTCTCGGATCTGGAGCATTTTACTCCTGTCAAACCATCCTTTCTCATCAGCGATTAAAGCATTGACTATTCTCTTCACTTCCCAAGTAGTGCTTTTATCTTTGTTAGGAAACTTTGACCACCAAGTTATACTATCCTCAAGCATCTTCTGATGTTCGAGGCTTACTTTACTTTTCTCAAAAATACAGCGCATAGCGAGGTAGTGCATTTCCTCGATACCTAAGATTATCTTCCCGTTAATTTTGATTTGCATAGTTTTCCATCCTGTTCTTCTCGGCTAGTTTTGGCTTTGCTATTATCTCTTTGAAAAAGTGATTGTGTTCTACCTTGTGCTCAACTTTCTCTTTTAATTTCCCGGTTAGCTTTAAGATTGTTTCAAAAAACTTATGCCGGGCGGTCCAATCTTCCACTTCAATAAAATCATTTGAGTTTTTGTTTAGGATTAACTTATCTCCTTCAACTGACTCTGCCTTTGCCTTTGCTACATAGAGATTGCAAGATTGTAATTTATTTGCCTCTAAGCCTTTTAAACCATAAGCAACAATGGCCTTATCTGTAAGGCCAGCTCTTTCAAATTCATCCTCCAGACTAACTTTTACTAACCTTTCAATTCGGCAAGCTTGTTTGGCATAGTTCTCTGAATAGCCAGCTGCTCTTGCAGCATTTATCGGAGTCATACCCATTAGCCTATTCTTTTTGTATTTTTGCTGGCGTGTATTCATAGGATATCCTTTTCAGGGCAGGTGTTCGCTGCGCAGCGGTTGCCACCTATAATCGTTTCAATCTGTTTAGCCCCTCACTATATATAAACTGTCCTAATATTTAGGCTTTTTTAAGGCAGGATATTTTTCATAACCGTATGCTATATAAGAAGCTACAGTATTTTTGTCGATTTTCAAAAGTGTATGAATTTGTCGGTAAGAGAAATCAGCGAGATAAAGGAGAAAACAAGCTCTTTTCTTGAGACTTTTAACCTTCCCAAGAGGCTTGTTCTTGAGCGGAATTATAATTTCCCGATATTGATAGTCTCGACTTGACAAATACCACCTCTTGTATTAAGATTAAATTGGGTGATACAAGAAGTAGTATTTTTAGACCCTGCTTTGGCGAGCAGGGTTTTTTGTTACCTATCTACACATTTTGCTTTCATCCAGAATCCTTTGCTCGGAAACTCTTGTCTTAATTTCCCTTTCCAGATTGGCTTGAGATTGTTTTTCATAAAGACTGGTGTCTTTAACTTTCGGCCTAAATCTAAAAATTCTTTAATCCATTCGCTCTTGTGAATTGGTTCAAGAAGCCATACTATATATAATAACAGCGACAGATAGCCAAGCCCAAATTCTCCAGTCTCTCATCACTTCACCTCCACCTCATTCTTTTCTTAATTATTATACAGTTACAGTTACCATTTTTCCGTCTTACAACACGACTAACGGCATTACTAACTGGACGATTTACAGCGATACTTTAACCCTCCGATACCTTTTGGCTTATAGCCTAATCGGTTGGTCGTTTTGGGTTGTTTTCTCGACTAACAACGCCACTTACAGAATGACTAACAGCGTGAATTACTGCGGAATATGACTTATTTTTTCGCATAAGCCACCTCCTTCAACCATAGTTTTTTATCAGTTACTTTACTTCTAAACATCTCTTCTAACTTGTTCTTTAGCTCTCTTCCTGTAGTGTTTTTTGGTAAGGTAACTGTAACTGTTCCTATTTTCCAACCTATCATAACTTCGGTATTATTATGAGTAAACTCTTGCATAGTTTTTGAAATAGTATTAGATAAATCGGTAACTTCTTTCAATAGACTTGAATATATTTCAAATTTTATTCTCATTTATCTCCTTCCCATTCTTGTCTTTGAGACCGGTGTATTGGCAGGATAGTTCTTTGGCTAATTCTAGGTTCATCGAATATGATGAGGGGATACTAGCAAAACCGCCATTTATATATCCCCAATGATAAACCATTCCTCGGTGTATAATTCTAAACTTAATCTCTCTCATACCTCTACCCTCCCTTGTTCAATTAGCCAGCAAAGCATTTTAGCCATAGCATTTGCAAAGGTATAATCGAGTATATTTTCACCTACAAAAAATTGGGTTGTTGGTAGGCGATAACTAATGCTCCATTTTTCCCCACTCCAAACTCGTTCGCATCTAATATAACCCCATCGTCTTTTGTCATTCTCAATTCTATAGGGTAACATTTCCCCTAACTCACTTATAGTAAAAGCAGAGTAATAAGATTTTTGGTAAACATCACTTTTAAATTCTACTCTCTTGCCATCACAAGTTTTGGTATCTTTTTCTAAACGTAAAATGACATTGTCTGGTTTTCGATGTTCTCTACCATTAAAAATATGATGTTCCCACCACCACAAACTCTCTTGCTTAACCCCTAACTCTTTTAGTTTCTTAGCCCACTCTAAATCACAACATCCGTTATTTTTTATCATTGGTTTCCTCCAAAGTTATTTTTAAAGCCCGTTTCTTTCCGTCAATCTCAACCCCGCCAATTTTTGTCGTTTTTGTTTCTTCAATTTCAAACAAATCTTTCACAAATTGAGTGTATTCATCTTTTTTAAGAGCAAAAATCTTTCCGAGATCATAAAGCCCGGAAGTAACGACGGAAAAAGATTTTGCCGGTTTGTTATATTTCTTTTTTGGATTTCTTAAATCTTTGCTCTGATCAATTTCCAGCAGTCGTTTTTGTGTTGTGTATATTTCCAATTTGCCAATATCGCACCCAACCCAACGGCGATTAAGTTTTTAGGCTACCGCAAGAGTAGAACCACTGCCACAGAAAAAATCTAAAACAAGATCGCCCTCGTTTGTTGCAGATTTTATTATTCTAGTGATTAAATTTTCGTTTTTCTGTGTTGGATATCCAGTCTTTTCATCGCTAAAAGACATGATTTGGATTGAGTGCATTTGATCTAATTCGCTACTATTCCAAGTATCCTCAATGGCATATCCTTTACCTTCTGGTTTTGCGCCATCACGACGAGTATAATCTTCTGGATAAGGAATGTATTCTTTATTAAAAACAAAATCATCTGTTTTGGTATAAAAAAGTATAATGTCGTGATTACGAATCCAATTTTTTGCTTTTGTTTTATACCCAGAAAGCCAACCTATTCGCCAAACGATTTCACGCTGAAATTTGAAAAGTTCGTCCATTATAATTTTGATATAGTGAGATTTTTTCTCATCAAGATGAATGTAAATACTTCCGTCATCAGCAAGTAGTTCATGGGCAACAATTAAACGCCTTCTCAAATATTCTACAAATTCAGCTCCCTTTGTTTTATCCGAGTATGCTTTTTGTCCTTTGTCCCCTTTGAAATCACTTTCTGACGCAAAAGGTGGATCAATGTAAATTAGTTTTACCTTGCCCTTTATTTTATTTTTTATTAGAGAATCTTTGTTTTCGTTAAAAGTTTTAAGAATTTGTAAATTGTCGCCAAAAACTAAAAGATTGTGCCAATCTTTTGAATAAAGGGGATATTTTTTGCCGTTAAAAACTTTTTCAATTTGAAGCGGCACCGGCTTAGCTTCTTCGGTGTCTGCCAAAACATCTTCTTTTCGCATTTTTCCAGCATAGACAAGTTCATATTCTTTTTGCTTTGTTGGAAAAATTGCGTATTTATAAATCTCCGGATTCTTTAGTTTAAGTTTATCTTTTTTCATTTCAAAATCGCCCCTTTACCATTGGTCATTTTGTAAGGATAATCATATGTAAAATATTCTTTAATCAATTTCTTTTCTTCGTCAGTCATTCTCTAGCTTTGCGTTCTTCTTCACCAATTCTTCTTTCGTAATCTTAGCCATTGTTACCCCCCCCCTTCTTCACTTCGACTTCTCCTTCATATTAAACCTAATAATCTTCCTAGCACAAACAGTGCAAGCATTATAATCTTTATGCCAAGGTCTATATGCTCTTGTGTCTATAGAAATATCTTTTTCATTGTCCCTAAATAAACACTCACAGATACCGGGTTGCTCTGCAGGGAATAGGTTTTCCATTTCACTCTCCTTAGAAGCTTTACTATCCTAACTTACGACACTATATCTATATCTTTTATTTGCAGCCTTACATTCATTTTTTCTTTTATAAGGAGATTTATCAGCTGCATTCTTCTACCAACTATTTCATCCCTTGATTTTTCCTGAGCATACACATCAGCCTTCCTGGCTCTCTCAAGGAATCCTATAGCCCTCTTTATATCCCCTTTTGCTATCCAACAAGAGGATAGGTCAAACAAGACTTTAAAGTTGCCCGGCCTTAGGTTCAGCGCCTCGGTGTAAGAAGCTATTGCGGCATTGAACTGGCCTCTCGCAAATTGAAGGTTGCCCATATTAAGCCAGCTATAATAAAATTCTGGTTCATCCCCTAGCGGGTAGAAGAAGTGCCAGAATACATTGCCATACTGCCTCCGGGCAAGTATTAGCTGCCGAGCATACCACCCGGCTAATATCCCAAATATCCATAATCCAACCCCACTCAAACCAAACATTTTATTGTTCCTTTATTTTTAAGTTTCCTTCCGTCAAAAATTATATACTTTAGATTGACCTCCTTGCCGCTTTCAAACTTTTTGTGCGTAGATAGATTAGAAAAAGCCATAAGCATATGGGGTCTGTTGTCGTTTTTCTTGCCAAGATGATGAATTTGCTCACAAGATTTAAGATACCGGCCTATTTGCTTTTCAACAACAAGACGGTGTTCGTAAACATAGTTATTCTTATCGCGGGATGGATGGTGAGGCGAATAAATTAGAATATATCCTTTTGGATTTATTGTTTTTCCGCCTTTCCACCAATGACTTTTAGCGCCTTTATGTGCTTCGCTTAATTTTCTTTTAGTCTCTTCAGAGCGAGGTTTTCCTTTTTTGCTTTCACTTATCTTTATTCTATGACTTTCACTGTGCTTCTTACCAAGCCTATTGGCCGATATTCTTCCTAAGTGTTCAATCTGTTTTTTACTCCGTTTATATACTCCTTTTGGCATAATTACCTCCAAATTTTATCAATTTCAGAAATTAGACCTGATAAGAAAAGACATAGACCTACGTTAGCTAGATAAGTTTGCCGGTTAGAGATATACTGCTGTCCTACGTTTACGAAGTTACACCACATCCCTATATTAACTGTGGCCCAAAAAAAACCCAAAGTCATAATGTGTCCTCTGTGGTTGATTAACAGATATACCATCAAGATTGCTCCGGCTAACCCTACAAAGAAATATCTATCTGGTTTAGGGCTATTTTTAATCCCTTTTTTAGTATCTACAAAGTCATCCATATAGCTTTGATAGAAAGAATAATGGAGGCCGAAGATAAAATTGACCAAATAATATCCGTAGAATTTCAAGGCTATAATAAATTTGAAGGGGTGTATTTTTAGTATTTCTTTATTCCTCGCATAACCAGTCAATTTTGGATTACCCTTCGAGTAAAACATTCTCTTAACACGCGAGAACACTAACCACAAAGTGAATATGGCTAACACGCTATACTGTGGATGTAATAGGAAGGCTAAAGGTGAGAAGATCCCGTTAAAATATATCAATCCCGGAGGAGCAAAGAAGAATACTGCCGGGGCTAATAGAGGGAAGCACCACGCTAGAAGTATAATAATTGTAGTTGTGCCATAACATTTACCACTCACCCATACTGATACCTCAGTATTTATAGGATTTAAAGCAAATAGTATGGCTGCTACATAAGTGATATGAGTCCGGCCAAAGGCAAAGTAGATAAGGCAGCATACAGTAAAGTGTATTGCTATAGTCATAAAGTGAGCTATAGCACGGCAGCTTTTATCAGCCCAATAGGCCTGGCCTCGGAATACAAGCCATAGATAGATGAGCTTATTCTTAGGCTTAGGGTATTTATTCTTTTCAGTATTAGCCAATACCGCCAAGTCATCAACAACATAGTGGTAGCTTAGGGCCGGGAGAAGGAATAGCATACATAGTAGTAATATCATCATTGCCCTCCTTAAATTTCCGTTATATCCACTAAAACCCCATATCCATCGGTAGAGTATTTTTTCCTGCAAACCAGCTGACAAACTCTGCTATCATTGGTGTAGATTATCCCCTGTAAGGCATCCAAAACTGACTTAGCAAGGTTTTCTATATCCGGCTTTTTTGCGTGATAAATTACTTTTTTAGATAAAGACTTAGGCCGGGGTAAGTAAAAATCAAGCTGCATTTTAATAGGTCCGTCTATTAAAGACTCCGGCTTGTATCTTATAGCTTGCAATCTAATAAAGTTTTCCCAACTCTCGGTCTTCTTAGGCGTATATGTCTTAACAAAGTTTCCGCGCCTAGCAAACCTGGGCCTACCCTTGGCGGCCGGGTTACCGATAATTCTGAAAGTTATCCTTTTCATAATCTAAACCCTCCCCCGACTCTTCGCTTCACATCCCCAACCTTTGCCCGGTTATCGGAAAATCCTTCAATAATCTTGAATGTTTGCTCTATCTCTTTCTTATCTGCTTGGCTCGTATAAGGGATTGAGACTAACTTATGTATCCAGCCTTTGATTTTTCTAAGTTTAGGTTTCTTCATTATCTTTCTGGCACTTCTTAACACAACAGGCGCAGATCTGCCCTTTGCGTTCTGTATATTCCGCTACATCAAAATACCTTCCCACTAAGTGTATAAACTCTTTGTAAGTATACCCTTTAGGGTGAAGGTCTTTGGCAAACACTTTTGTGTGAGTTGTAATAAGTAATTTACCCTCTGGCTTTAAAACCCGGTGCATTTCCTTTACTGCCTTTTTATCGCCTTCATCATATTGTTTACCGCCATACTCCCCTAAGCCTATATGCTCTATGGTTGATATACAGGTTACAAAGTCAAAAGCATCGCTAGCAAGGTAACTCATATCAGTAACATCTAGTTGGCAATAGACAATTCCAACTGGCAAATCTTCTTGGTAAGGCCTTTGGTCTATCCCATAAGTGTTATAGCCTCGCTTATCAAGCTCATAAATAAATAGACTACTGCTTGCCCCTACATCTAAAACATAGATGTCTTTTTCTTTGGTCAAAGGGAATAAGTAATTCAAAACAAATTTCCACTCTTCGTATCTAGCCCCTATTGCCGGGAATAGCTTGTAGGCTAACATAAGAGTTCTGAATCTTAAAAAGCCGCAGATTCCTAACCGCTTATACCACTTGACTATTATGTTAGCTAATATGTCTTTTGCTTTCATTAGCTACCTTTCTCCTTTGCCTCCATCGGGAAAATTCATTGAAAGCAACAATTAAGGCTAAAGTTAATATCCCGAATATGGCAACACCTAAGGCCAAATAAAAACCTATAATAATGTAATTTATCTTACTCACCCCCTTCTTGTAAAATAAGCGATTGCGTCCCAAATAAAACTAATAACTACCGCTGCCCCCACAATCACTAAAACCCAAAACTTGATCTCTAAAAAAGTTTCGTAAATCATTTTATCCATTTCTAGTATTTCTTCCCTAACCCTTCATCAATTTCTCTTTCGGTGTAGCCTTTAAGTAATAGCTTTTCTTTGATAACATCATCTTTAACTTTGGCTGCCCTTAGTTCTATAACTTCTATATGCACAGGTCGTTTACCCGACCCCAGTGTAAATTCTTTTTTACTTTCCCAAGTTCTAACCGCAGCCTGCCAATTTATCATCTTGTTGCGGCCGATATACCAGTCTTTAGCTTGATAGAAATTAAACCACCTATCAGGATCAACATTGTTCTTTCTTTCTCTACAATAAGAGGTAACTTCCTCAAGAGTGGGAGGAATAAAAACACTCTTACTCTTCTTCTTATTCTTTATCTTTATCTTTCTCTTTATCTGTAGCTCACTTTGGCTTTCCTCGGGATTTCCCTTGGATTTCCCGATTGGAATGTAATTAGTCTTTTCTTGAAAATCTTGAAAATAGTAATAATACTTATTAGCCTTGAATTTTTTGAAGTTAGCCCTTATTTCTTCAATAGTTTTGCTAATCGTCAAAACATCTTGGTTGGTCTTAAAAGCCTTTTTAATCGCAATCTCATTCTTCGGAATTTTATTGTAAGTTTCGGCTGCGAAGAGGATAAATTTTATATAATTAAGCTGTGCCGTTTCGGTCAACATATACCACCGGGGATCGTTTAAAAGACGCTTTTCGAGCTTAGCAAAGACGATATTAACGTATGGCATCTATTCCTTTTTTGATTTTCACGCCGCCAGCCTTGCATTAGTTATCTTAGGAAACAAAGTCTGCTGGTGTTCCCTATGCCTCGCAGCTACCTGTCTAACTTTCTTACCAGTTCGGCTATCCCTTATCTTTCCGCACTCTTTCAAATATCCGAAATCTATAAGCTCGCTTATCCTAGGCCTAACAGAGTTCATATCGGAATACTCAAGCAATTCTTTTATATTCCTATCTGTCAAAGGTCTATTTTCTCTTAAACATAACTCGTAGATTTCTCTATGCCTACTTTTTAAGGAAAGGCTCTTAAAGGCTTCCTTACTGTTAGAGTGACTCCATCTTTGAGTTTCAGGAATACCACCTTTGAGGTCTGGAAGGGTGGAGTTAGTCATAATAATCTCTCCATTATCGCTTCTATGACATTAACCGTTACCGCATTACCAAGACATTTATATCTTTGAGTATCACTTACCCCTTCTGTCCATCCATCGGGGAATCCTTGGAGTCTTTCACATTCGGTTGGGGTTAGTCTTCTAATTCGCATACCATAGTCTACAAAGTTTTGATTTGAATATTGTGCTTGATTTCCTCGCAGGGTATTAAGGTGTTTTGATAATTTGTTCCCATTTTTGACATCACAAGTTTTTGAGTTTTCTCCGATAGGAAATACTTGGGGTCTGCTTGTTCCTCTAAGATGTCCGATAATGAACACTCTCTCCCTATTCTGGGGGACGCCGAAGTTTTTACTGTTAAGCACTTGCCATTGGAGGTCATACCCAAGTTCATCCAGCGTGTTGAGGATAGTTCCGAAAGTTCTCCCTTTGTCGTGAGATAAAAGCCCTTTAACGTTTTCAAGGAGTAGAAGGCGTGGTTGTTTTTCCTGTGCAGCCCTAGCGATTCCAAAGAAGAGTGTGCCTCTTGTATCGTCAAAGCCTCCCCTTTTTCCTGCGATAGAAAAGGCCTGGCAAGGGAAACCTGCAACCAAGAGTTCAAAATCTCCCACATCATTCCATTTAATTTTTGATACATCACCATACTCCTTGTGGTTAAAGTGTTTTTTGTAGATTTGGATTGCGTATTTGTCGATTTCGGAGAAACCAATACAAGTGAATCCTTCTGTACTTGAGTTAGGCTGTTCGCTACATTGTCCTTCCTTATCTCCAGATGATGACCCCTGGGATTGTCTCTCGTTCTTAGTGCTGCTCCTTTGTATTCCAAGTTCAAACCCTCCTATTCCTGAAAACATACTAAAATATTTTAGTCCATTCAAAATATCACCACACAACTTGGAAATGGAGCTGAGTTCTTAGCTCCGCCAAATTTCAAGCGTCCTTTAATAAAACAGATCTCTTTGGCTTTCATAACATAGTCGTGCCACCATTTTGTATCAGTCCTTGACGGCAACAAGCAAACAACCAAAGTACCTTTTAGACTTTCTTCGTAGGCTTTTTGAACCCACTTTCCTATTCCACGGCCATAGGGAGGATTCATCCAGCACCTACCGACCCAATCTTCTAATAATCCCCCCCCCATATCATTCTTGGTGAAGTAAAGATTACACTTGGTGTTTTCTTCCGTAGCACAAATTACTCCTTTTATTCTGAGGGCCTGACTCCCTGCCAAGCCCCCATTATGCTGTACATGAACAAGAGCTCTAAGCTCCCTTTATTCTTCTACTCTTACTATCTTCTTCTTCCAATACTTGAATGGTTGTTCAATGGTGGCTGGTTTTACTCCTTTAATCCATTTTCCTGAAACAAAGAAATTTCCTACTAGCAGCTTATCTTTCCCCTCAACTATTTTCTTTACTTCCTCGTCAGCACGCTTGTATTCCTTCTGGACTTCTTTAGTTTCTTCCATTTTTAAAAGTAAATTCTCAAGCCTCTCATTGTCGATAATCTGCAACCCTTCGAGCTGTTTTAAATCAGGCAGGCAAATATGCCGGAAGGAACATTTGCTACATACATCGAAATCGCTACATCTATCTGGTAAAGTTTTTTCGGCTATATGCTTATTGATTCTTTCGGCTTTCTTGATTAACCCTTCGCAGAATTGATAATCAAGAGTCATCCAGATAGCTTTAGGTTGGTAAGTCAGCTTATTCAATAAGTAGAAGACTCCATATCCCTCGGTAGCCATAAGCATATATAACTGTAATTGGGCCGGATAACCTCTTACCCATACTCTTTTGCTTAAAAGCATATCCTCGGCAGAATCAATCTTGTCCCACTCAAAAGGAGAAATACCTTTAATCTCGCAGGGCGGCCTTACACCATTTAATTTTATTCGGCAATCAACATGTCCGGTAATCTGGTATTGCTTCCATTCAAAGTCTCTTTGCTGTTCAGCAATCTCTATCTTTGCATCCTCTAATTGCTGTAATGCCAGTTTTTCTATGAACCGTCCGCCTTCAAAGATAAACTCTAAGTCAACCGGGGGCAATTCCTGTTCTTCCCAACGGGTTCTCATATAGACGAGGTAGCGTTCGCAGGGATGCCCTAATTGGGAAGCCCGATTCGAACGGCAAGGAAATACTCTTTGACTCTTGCGCTTGGCCTCTTTTACCTTAGATACTATATCTATCATTTTGCCTCCTTGAATACCTCATCTACCAAGTTATGCAATTTAAGATATTTTTGGTATTCTTCTTTAGTTTTGTGATGAACTATATCGAGGCGTGTACCAGTAAGCACCTTAGTAGAAGTAACCCCGGGGACTTTTGTTTTGTCTTTAGCAGTAAATTTTGACAACTCCCTTAAGTAGGCTACCGCTTTCTCCCTATTCTTCTCGGTCATTAACATACACATTGAGCTTATCTCTTCTTGTTTTTTCTTTTCATCAGGGGAAGCTTGCTTTGTTTTATAGCCATACTCGACTCGAGCTACTTTGTTTGGATCTATACCAAATCCTTTTAGCTGTTCCCAGGTTAAGTTCCTGATTCCCAAGAGCCTGGTTACTCCGTTCATCAGCATGTTACTGTATGCGGCTTTTAAAATATTAGGTTCGTCTACCTCTGAAAGAGCCTTGTATTCTTGCGCTTTGCCATCCCAAGCAAAAAATTTATCCCGAGACGAACAAGCTCCGATGGCTTCTATTGATCCACCTTGCCAGCTAAAGGTTCCTTTAAATTTATAGATGTATAGTTTTCCTTTATCATCTTCGGAAAACTTTTTCTCGGAAGTAGTGTTGCATAATGATATACCAAATAGAGGCATTAGCTTTTCGCAACCTGACGCACCCAAGTAGGGCTTTCCTTGCTGGTCTACGAAATCATAATGGTTAAGTCTTTTAACCGCAATTCCTAAAACCTTTTTCATTATTTCTACTTGTTTCTCGGCTCTTGCAATTATTACTTCAATGTTTTGCTCAGGTAGTATTACTTCTTTGTTCTCTGAAGCCTCGCCATTTGGCTGTAAAGCCATTATTTTTTGTTCAGACATACTGCACCTCCCTTTTTTTATGTAGTAAAATATGGCACTTTCTGCATAAAGTAACCAAATTATCCTCATTATTATTTGAAATCGACACCCCTCTTCCGCTTCCATCTTTGTGATGAACAACTAAATTTTGCTTACTTCCACATTCCTGGCAGGAATAATTATCTCGTTCTAAAATTTCTTTCCTTTTACCATCAAAGTTTCTCTTCTCTCTTCGTTTCTTAAGTTGCTCTATCAATCTTTTGCGATTATTCTTCCAATATTCCCTTGAATAAATTACAGCTTCCGTCCTATGTTCTTGGCGATATGTCTTGTTAGCAAATAAGACTTTCTCTTTGTTTCTTTGATAATATTTTTTGCTATAAATATTTTCACAACTTTTACAACAAGCTTTTAATCCCCATTTACCATTGGGGTAAAATTCACCTTGGGGCTTTATCTTTTTGCATTTAGAACATTGCTTCACAATTTTCTCTTTGCTCATGTCTCTATTTTTTTAATGTATTCTTTCTCACTCTCGCCGAATAACCTTAAATCCGAGCCATCGAGAGTAATTAAAATCTTTTCGCCATCAGTGCGGTAAACTTCGATTGCTCTTTGCTCAAGATGGCCGTCTTGATATTCTAAAACCTCGATATCGCTTAAAATTATTTTATTCACCTTGCTAATGTTTATATCCATACTTCTCACCATATCCTCCGACACACAAAACATCTCTTAAAATGCGCACTATCGCTGACATCTCTGACCCAGTATTTTCGGTGAAATAGAAAACACCAGAGTCTTTTAAGCTTTTGTTTCATTTTATTTATGCCCTTCTAACTTTCTTAGACGCTCTTTGTCGTCTTCTATGCGTTCTTCCTGAATTTTCAAGCATTGCTGAAAATAATAATCTGCTTGTTCCTGTACAGTAGATTCTCCGCGTTTTACCCTGAAAAAAGTAAAAGATTTCCTTAATATATTTTTATAGTATTCTGTCATTTTTCCTTATAGAAGGTATGAGAACCTATCCGTGCTGTAACAACCATATGCTTAGCCCAGTAGGGTTCTCCAAAAGCCTTTGTATTTTCCCAATGTGTTCCGCCATTCGTTATATCTTTGCCTGTTAATGAAGCTCTATACGCCTTCTTAGCGAGTTTCCATACCCATTGAGGTTCGTTATCAACGTGCTTTGCCTTGAGCCCGTAAACACCTTTTAAAGTGCTTCTGTTACGGATACCACAGGCAACAGCTAACATTCCTTGATAGCCTTCACCAGAAGCTTCGCCTATAATCGCTCGGACGGCCTGGCTTTCGTTTACTTCCGCATAGCAGCTCATAGTGAAACAAACTGCTAAGATGAAAAGAATAATCAAAATATGTTTAAATGTTCTAAGCGATATTAGAATCACCCTGAATCTCCTTTTTAGCTATTTGTCTTTGCATTTGTTTCTATTCCGGCACAGCTCGCTTTTTTCAGCCTTCCATTTCCCCTTTGCTTTTAAGCTTTTGCAGATTGCTTTATTTACTGTCATCTGTTTCTTATATTTTCTATTCTTGTTACAAACCTACAGTTTTCAGGGCAATAGTTACCATCGTTATTCCGTCTGTCTATCTCTAATCCTTTCTTGTGTCCGGCCTTAACAGCCCAGTTGTAAAAAGATATGAAGTTATCCTGCCATTCCTTACATACTGTGATACCTCTGCCACCATAATATTTAAAATATTTGCTCTTAGGATCAAGGCATCTTTGTTTCATACCCTTCCAAATAATGTTTAATCCGTTAAATTTCTTTTTTACTTTTTCCCGCTTTATAACCATACATTTTTTGCACTGACTGTGATACCCGTCTTTTTCACATTTGCTTTTACCAAATTCAGAATAAGGTTTAATCTCTTTACATCCAGGGCATCTCTTCATTTTTGCTGCCACAAGTTCAGGAGTTGGAAGATGACGTTTGACTATTGAGTGGTCACCCCATTTTTTCCACCTTGCCCAGTGCATCTGACAATACCCTTTACACAGATATTTTTTTCTACACCCTTCCACTTTGCACTTTTTCATATTAGTTTCTTAAACCCCTCTCCCAACTAAATCCATTTCAACCATCCGTGCTACATCCGGATAATAAAACCTCAAGGATCCACCTATTTTTTTGTGTCTTAGCCCGTATTTGAGTGTCCATTCTTTGTACTT